ATGGTAAAGTTGGAAAGTCGACTGGATCAATCTTAATCCGATCAAGTATTGTATCATCACCAGAACTTGGAGCAACATCAAATGTCTCTGGGTAGGAGAGTTTTGTTCCATTAATAAAAATCTCAATTTCATCATCTAAATCAGCAGAGCGAAGTATTGTTCTTCCATTAGGAAACAACAAGACATGATCTTGTTGAGGTGTATCCAGCGGGTCGGTTGATATTTCATACAATGAATAAAGTTGTTCAACCTGTCCATCAAACAAATCATCCTGTAACAAGTCATCAGAAATGTTATCGCCGTTTACATCTTCAGGTAAAACCGATAACCTGTGAATATCTGGTAATCCAGAGTTTGGAAGATTCTGCTCAACAAGTTCTTGTGAAAGAACTTTAAATGTTTTGTTATCAGATAATAATTGTGTTCCGTTAGCATCCTTATTAGCCGCAAGAACAAATATTCGATCGTTTACAGTGTTCAACGTATCAAAATTAATAACTTTTGTTGTTGTATTTGTATTCCAAAATCTTGTATGCTCACTATGAGCCAACAATCGTCTTGTTCTCCAACGAACATCCCATCCTGACAGAATGCTTCCTGAAAACCTAGCCTCAATCCGAATCATCCAAATTGAATCTGCTGGTCCTCGTGTACAACCAGGAATAACTGGAGGCATATGAGGTGGCAAAGAACTCTCTAGTTGACAACCGTGCTGACCAACTGTCCATTCGTCATATATTATTGAATAGAACAAATCAACAATTGGAACGGCAGATGTAGCATTATTTAATCCTTCAAGGATAGCGTCTGTTTCAGTTATCCCTAAATTAAAAGTTAACGGTTCGTTACTAAAAAGTCGACGAATTTCACCAGGATTAATATTCATCGCCTGGAGTCTTGGTCCAAGAATAGCAAAGAAGTCGGTTATTGAAAGTAACGGTTCAATAAAATTTGTGAGAAGCTCATTCGCGCTCAGTGCTGTATTAACAACAGTTAATCCTCCTTTGTCGGGAAGTCTCTCTACCCAATACAACGCAAGGTCATCACCAAACAACTTTACATCTTCATAATTTTCTCGCGGGTCATGCCAAGCGATATACTTCGAATCACCAGCAAATGTTCTGTTGATTGCTCGCAATTTAACAATCGTTGGATCTTGAAGCATAAAAACATTATAGTCTCGAGCATTAACCATTCGGTCCTGTGTATAATAGACAGCAGGAGCCGTACGACGAACATGATCAATTGTTTCTGAAGGAGAACTATTTAATAACGAACTGACCAGTGAATACGAAAATGTTATTGTTTGAACATTACCCAATAGATCGTTATATGTAAATGAAGCAACATTATCAGAAACAACGTTTTTTGGAACCGCAAGCTCGGTGTTTACCGATGTTCTAAACCAGATATGAAATGTTCCAGAAGGAATATCAGAAAATTCACCATCTCCAAATACTAGACGAACTCTGTCGTTGTCAAGTGTTTCTATTTCATACTTGTGACGATTACGGTTTGTGTTGAAAATAATATTTTGTGCGTTCGCGAGATCTACTTCAATCCACTCACCAAATCGTAAATCTTCAGAAACAAGATGTGGCAAAACTTTAGCAAATGGATCATCGGTTAGAATCTGTCGGGTGTTTGGGTCTACGTTATTAACAAATACGTCTGTTTCATTAATGTTATCAACAAGAATGTCAAATGTCTGGTTCGGTGTTACACCATCAAATGTCTGAACACGAAATTGTAAAGTTCCTTGTTTGGCGAACATTAGGAACCCCGTTGTATCTGAGCCATCACCAAGACCATCATTAGCAAACAATAATGAAAACTTTGTGTTAAGTTCAGGACGACGTTCTTCTGGTCCGCTCCTTATTAACTTAATAGGAACCAACTCCATCGGAACCGATGTTCCACTAACCGTAGCACCAAAAGAAAACTTTACTTGTCCATCACCTGTTAACGGATTATTATTCAACGTATATAACTCAAACAATACATCATCAACTTGAACTCTTTCGCTTGGAGCAACAGTCCCAAACTCTTGCTCCAATACTCTATTCATTATAAGAACAAATTGTTCTTTCCAATCAGGATTATTAGAATCGTTCCACGCAACTCGCCGACCTGCTATATTGCGCCCAAGAGAATCAATCACTGTTTCTGTTGTCTGTATTGAAGTTAATTTAACAAGCCCACGAGCAGGAATGTTTCGTGACGCTTTATAAGAAACCATTTTGGCAAGACGAAGGATCGACTCTTTACGTTCAGCAGTTGTTATAAAATTCTCATGTGCGTTTATATCTAAGCGATAAGCAAGAAGTTCTCCAATATAGGCGAACAGTTCGAGGATAGCAATAAACTCCGAACTTTCAATATAATCATTAAAGTCCTCTGGAAAATATAACTTTGTATAGTCTAAGAGACTTTCTTTAATTGTGTTGAAGTCAAATGAGTTGAAATTTACCTGGGTAAATATCTCATGTGCTCGTTCAAATGCTTCAGCTCTTGAAATTTCTCTTGCCATTTTTAACGCTCAAATTGTAAGTTTAATTCTAACCGATCAACGGTCTCTAATTCAATATAGTTTAATAAAGCTGCTGCTGTAATTGAGCTTCGTTCAAAATCAGGTTGAACATCAAGCTCAATTAGCTCCACTCTTGGGTCAAACTCAAAAACCGTAATCAATTCTTCTTCAACAGTGTTTACTGTATCAGCATCAAGCGGCTCAAATACAAGTTCAGGAATTATTGTTCCGAAGTCAGGTAGCATCACCCGTGAGCCCTTTCGAGTAAAAATATGATTGAGAAGATCAAGTTTTACAAGCTCTATATCATTTATTTTAAACGTTTTTGCTCGTTGAAACTCAAAACTTGAAAATCCTTTATACAATCCTCGCTTTAAAGCCATGATACCTCGCCCATTTGTCCATTATTTATTAAAGGTGGGTTGTTAAATCACCGATGCCAATTTTTGTTTCGTGGATAATCGCCTTCTTCACTACGCTCCTTGCTTCCACGATTAACGTTTGTATCACCATAAACAAATTCTGGTTTATGAACATTCGGATTTGTGTCGCCGCTTGTTGAGTTTGGCCCGCTGTTGTCAGCACCCTGAGGACCATTCTTTTTCATAAATCCACGAGCCCATGGTTCGTGTTCTGGAACTCGGTTTGTAAAGAAAGCAATTCGTTCTTCTGCTGGATCAGCTTGATCCGCTGTTGCAGCAGTAGGTCCATTCAAATGAATATTTGCCCCCGTTTCAATAATATCTCCACCTGCTTTCAAATTTAACGTACTGCCTGTTGTCCATCTACCAACATCACCAGTAGAAATATTAGTTTCACTTGCGCCCGTAAGAGATAATGTAGAGCCCTCGCATTTAATATGAAAGTTACTACCTGACTGTAATCGTGTTTCTGAGCCAGAATGTACTCTAATATTTTGATCTGAACGAACATTAAGATCAGATGTTGAATGAATGCGACACTCTTCGCTTGAAAACATGTGAATTCCTTTAGCATGGAGACGAAACGTTCTGTCACAAGTAATATTCATATCGCCTTCAGCATGAAAAGAAATGTTTCGTGAAGCGTAAATATCAACATTACCAACTTGATCTATTTCAACCCAAGTGTTACCACGTGCGGCACTAATATACATCCGTTCATTTGTATCATCTAAAATTACCTGATGACCTGCACATGTTCGTATACGCACACGGCAATTATCTGGCCTATCATCCATTGAGATAGCATTAAATCCTGCCGTAACCCATGAGTATATGTGTGAATCATAATTCACGCCGTTTGTTGCCGCATACTTTGCATTTGGCTCGAGTTGGCTTGGAGCATATCCCTGCCCACGAATTGTCCGTTTTGTCCCATCTTCTTGATCAACAGAAGTAAACTCAAAATTACCTTGGTCATGATCCGCAACAAAACTACCAGGTGTCTCTTTGGTGCTAAGAACTTCTTTCGTTATAGCAGCAACTTGCGTATCAACTCCACGCGTTCTCCACTCAAGATTCTTGTGCGGATCGGAGGGAGTTCCCTCCACCATGCTATTACTCTTCTTTGTAAAATGATTAGAAAAATTTGTTGCTGTTGGCTCAATTGGGTTTTCAAGAGAATCCAACGGACCCATAGGAGTACCAGTTCTTGTATCGTTCCAAGTAAACCGCCCATGCGGCATTGTGTGAGCCATAAACTGGGGATGAAAGCATCCAAGATAAAAACGAAAGTCCGCCTCACCTTCAATACAACCAACAAGAACAAACGCACCAATCTTAGGAACATTCCACATGCCATATGCCACGCTACCAGAAGACGGTGAACCACCACCACGTGAACCAAAATTTGTTTGACCACCCAACGGTGAAATCTGGATAGCCCACGGAATATCACACAACGGTTTGTCGTCTTTATCGCCATAGGCACGACAAAATACACGGACACGACCCATCTGTTGTGGATCGTTGGTGTCAACAACCTCACCAATTGTAAACCGAGTTGTTAATGACGATGTTGTTTGTTGATCAATGGCGCGTTGTAGATGACCATATCCTTTTGGCATATTTAATTCCCCTTGTAATTAGCTACTGCTATAACTCTGCAACCCACCATAAACTTTATTAACATAATTAACCGTCTCAGGCGGTGCTTTGCCGAGACCGTTCCTTTGGACATTCCCTTGCCCCCAATTATATGCTGCAACAGATTTTCTCGAATCATTTCCAAACATACGATGTAAATCGCGTTGATATCTACCTGATGCATCTAAAGAAGCAACTGGGTCAAACTCTTGACCACGAATACCATAATCCCCCGCCGTACCGGGCATAAACTGGAATGGTCCCTTGGCACCAGCGGCACTTGTAGAATTAATAACTCCTCTACTCTCCTGATACATCGTTCTTGCAAGTAGGGTAGGTGGTAAGTTATACTTTCTTTCTGTTTCACCAATCATTGCCAAATAATCAGGATTGCGAAATAGACTATTAGGCGGTATTTTCCTAGGATCATTTAACGCCCCCGCCAAAGGATCGTTTGGATTAGGAGGACCGTTAAGCAACTTTTCGAGAGAGCGATCACCGCCAGGTGTAGCAGGAGGGATGACGCCAGTTGTTGCTTGATCAACAACACCTCGAGTTGTTGGTGTTGTTCCTCCTGTCCTTTCTCTTGTTTGTGCTGCTGCAGCACGTATTGCGCCCAACTGTGCACGGGATAATTTCTCTTGAGGGGCATCAGGCGAAGCAGGAATGCCTCCAGGACTTGCACCAGTACCTGTACCACATTCCGTTGAACCTAACTTCGACAGTCCAGGATCCGTTGGAACGCTAATCAACTCAAGTTCTTGAATAAACTCACCATCATCAAATACATTGTTAATTGAAATCAAATGATACCACCCTGTGTACCAAAACGGTTCAGCATAGTCAGCGCTTCGTGTATCAGCACCAACAATCGCGGTTCGAGGCATCATAACATTAACCTTTACATATGCTGGAACCTTATGAATTGCCCTCAAAATTGATCCGGGTTTTTCATCAGGCTCCGCTTGTTGGGACTCTAGTGTTTCTATTACATTCGCCACGTTGTTTTGTCTAGGATCCATATCCTCTGGAAGGGGAGTACTTTCCTCTAGTAGTTGTGGATTTCCCCAAATTACTAACCGTGCTCCAAGATTTTCTAGCGCTGCATGACGGGACAATAAACTGTTAAATGTGCTTGTTGTACCTGGAATTATTTTATTACGAAACACAGGATCGCGTAATGTCATCCCAAGAAACAATGGTTTTTTTGGTTCTTCCGTTCCTTCTTCACCTGTATCAACCCCTGCACTTCCCCTACTACCGTCGCCCCCACCTGCAAACAGCTGGCTCTGAGGTCCTTGATTTGACTGAATCTCCCCAGGAGTGGGCATTGTGTTTGTTGTTGCAAGAATCTGCAAAAACGCAAGACCCATCTCCATCTTAATATCAAACGATTTGATATCTACATTTCGACCAGTGAAAATATAATCAAATTCAATTCGTTGATTTTTTGGAGGATCAAATGACTCCCATGGGTGCTGATCCCCTCTCTGTATAGGAATAAACGCCACTTCGTATCTTTGAATGTGATATATTACCTCATAAAAGTCTCGGTCTGTATTCAACGCCGATGTTATCTTATAAACATATTTTGCAGCACTATTCTCCCCAGTTCGTTCAGTAGAAGCAGTAAGATCCCTTGGATCCGTGTTAGCTTCTTTAACAACCTGTGTAGAAGTATTCATGATTGCTGTTATTATTGATTCCATTGAAAGGTTATCGCCTTTCTGGACTACAATTGGGTCATTTTCTCCCTTGTTCATCTTGTAGAGTGTCTCATTGTCACCAGCAACATAGTTTTCATAAGCTGGGTCCAGCTGAAACTTATACACAACTTCTACAAACTTACTAAGATCTAATGTTACACCAGCACATCTAGCTTCTTGCTCCAATCTTTGTTTTGTCGCCTTATAATGACCATTAAGTCTATCTTCAAGATTTTTGAACACCTGCTTAAGTGTCGGTGCGCCTACCGATGCTGTTCCTGCTCCCTGAGCCGTTGTTAACCCACCGAATCCTATCGGAGTTCCGCCTGCAGCCTTACTAACCGAAGGTCCTGACCCCTCAGCGATATTAAAACTAAACCCGTCAGTTATTGCAGTGACATGTGGAAGCTTTCCTGCACCGTTAACAACACCAACAAACGCAAATGTATACTCTGCACCCGTTTCACTGAATATTGCCCCAATATCAACAGCATAAAAAAGTAGCGGACGGACATTTGCTATTGTTGTTGTCTGCTGATCAAACCGGTGACCGACAAAGATTGTTTTAAGAAGAAAAATCATTCCAAAAAAATCTATTTCAAGCGACCGTCTTGCTTGATCTAACACATTCAAAAACCGAACACCAAGCGCTTCCTGGATTACCAACTCTCCATCAGATGCCATTGTTTGCTGTTGACCTGGCTCATTTGGATATAATACAGACGACCACTTGGCTGATCTTATTGTAAAATGAGCATCAGATGTCCCGTCAATCAAAATAACATACTTACCACCGTTAACGCCAAGTGTGCGTGGGGTAAAGCGACCACCAGAAGATGTTGCTCGGTCATACACCGACAAATCACCTTCCTTTGCGAGTGCTTCGGCTGTCTGTGTTCCATCACAAGCAACTAAAATATGATGATAAGCGTACGAACGATAAAAGTTAAGAACATTTTGTGGTCTTGACATGTGTTTTTCTCTTCATTATAACTTTATACAACAACTCGTCGTCCTCTTGCTGCTGACGTAAGAATTTCAAGCTGGACACGTCGTGGTGTTGGAACAATTATCTCCTGCCCTGCAACAAATTCTGTTTCTATGTCAACGATATTGTTGAACTGTAAAATTATCCACATATATGTCGATCTGCCATAAAGTTTGTGCGCAAGAAGATCTGGACGACGATCCTCGTCTTGTCCAATCGTCAATACGACATCTGTATCACGCAAATCAAACTTTCTACGCTCCCACCAACCAAGCCGGTTCCTTAACCTATCTGTAGTCCCACCCTGCGAATAACGCCCGCCAACCTGCTCTGCGGAATTATTTGTACTTGATGTGCTTAACCGAAATGAAGGTTTAATCTCAAAAGGCATTTATTAAAATCCTCTTAACACACCGTTTCTAAATGCTGATAAACTGAAACTTTCATATTCAACCGCAGCGTGCGCTTCTGTTAAAGTCATATCTATTGTCATAATTGTTGCCATTGGTACTCGTTGCTTTGTTGTTATATAATCAACATCACTTGGATACTGAATTGTTGACTGCTG